AGTCAGGCTCCACGCGAGTCAAGTGCATGCGTCGGTTAATGCCCACAGGGTCATCAGACGCGGGTGTTCCACCCACAAAACTGATGTCGCAGGTTTCTACAAAAGAGTCAATCGCAAACGCTTCAACGTCGGTAATTTTGTTTTTACCAAACTCTTGTTCCCAAATTACGTACCCGCCGGTAGCCTGCGTCATGGTGCTTCCAGCAACCACGCCAGCGGCCACTGTGTTAGCAAACGTGATTTTTGTATAACCACCAGATGCGTTGTTTGTGAACACCGCCGCGGTAATTTGGTTGGCTGTTACAAACGTGGGGTTAAACGCCTCGTTAAACACCATGAACGAGCCGGCGGGGTTGGTTGTTAAGTCACCCGGCGCAATAACCTGATAGGCCGTTGTAGTTGGCGCTGTGGCACGATTAGGTCCGTAGGTGAGCGTGTAGTTAACACCAAGGCGGCCATTGAACTGCCAGTCGGCCCAAATGGGACGAGGGAACACCTCGGTCACGTAACCACAGGATCTACGCGCGCCGTCAGCCTGTCCTGCGTCGTACCAAAGCTGGTCCTTGACGTTATAAATAATTGCGTCTGTGCACTCTGTTGCTGTGCCGCGTGGGTAGAAGAACCAGATCTCGTTGTAGCGAGGCACCTTGGTTGTCCACACCTTTTGGCGTTGTTCAAAATTTATGTTGTCGAATAAATAGTTGACGTTTTTGTCGTTAGGTAAAACTTTAACAGAGCCGTTATAAAGATAAAACCTGTCAACACCCATCCAAAAATAAACGCCGTCCATCTCGACCACGGAGCTTGAAGACATGATAGAAATCTGGCTTGCAACAATGTCGTAGCGCCAGTAGTAGGGCTCTTGCGCCGTGAAGGACGCGCGCACCAAAGAGTCCGTGGCCCAGAAAAGACCCGAGGGGGACGCGGTACCGCCGCGCACCGTGAAACCTTTGACAATCTTGCCTGCGGCCACGTTCACGTCGTTGGCCAGCGTGCCGTTCCAGTCGTTGAAGGTTTGCACCGTTGGAGAACCAGAGGCGAAAGAGACGTTGTTGTTGCGAAGGCCGCCGTAGTTACCGTACACAAAAACAAACGGGTGTAGCACCACCACACCACCACTGGCGTCAATTGGTAGGTACGTGGGTGTCGCACCACCAGAGTCCACAACTTGAGTCAGCACGTATTTACCAGTTGTGGGGTCGGGCAAAAAGTCACCCGCGTACAGTGGGGTTAAAACGTTGGAGTCGATGTTTTCTAGGTTGCGTCCGGGGTGGGCAAGCAGTTTTGAATTGCCTGAACCAGAGGAGTCAAACGCAACATCAAACTGCCACAAGTACTGCGCGCTAGACGCAATACCGTTAGGAGAATACATCTCAAACGGCACGGTTGTTGGCATGCCTGTGATTGACACTAGATGTAACTCGGTGTAGTTGCCGGGGGTGTTATACGTGGGCGTTGTGTTGGTTGTGTAGTTGGTGCGGACACCAGACGTGTTGTACGCCCAAAACGTTGTGCCGTTTGGAAACAAAGAAACCACGTTGCCTTTAACGTGGATTGTTTGTGGAGATATGTTGACCTGAACCACCACGTGCGTCGAGTTAAATTCAACAGGAAAGGGGCCTACACCAATGCCTTGGTCTGTGCCTGTGTTAAATACCTCAATGCCCTTGTAGTTGCCGGTGTAGATGTAGTTAACGCCGTTTTGTGAGTTGGTAATTAAACCGCGCGGAATGCCTGTGGGGCTTGAAAACATTTGGCGGTAGCCGCCCATTTTCTTGGCCCTGCCACGCTGAAAGCGCGCCCACTGGCCGTCACCGAACTCGTCTGCCTCAAACCGTGTGCCGTCCCGCTTAATGCCGGGCTTGACAAACAGCGTGAAGATTTTAGATGGCTCTTGCTGACCGTCCGCCATTAGAACGCCCCGCCAGAGATAAGACCGGCCTGAACGCGGCCCACAAAGGTGGTGATAAAGTTACCCGTGCCGCCTGTGCCGTCCATGGTTGCAATGTTGGTGCCCGCCACAGAAAAACCAAGCTGTGAGTTGTTGGGCGAGTACATACCCGTCACAGGGTCCAAGCTGAACGTGAACGCGGGGGAGGCCGCACTGCCGCGGTTAACAATTGACTGACCGATGTTGGCCTGAATAAGCGGGTAGATGTTGTTACCGTCACTTAAAACAATCGCCTGTGTGTTGGTGGCCAAACTGTAGGGGCTTTGCGAACTGCCTTGCACCTGCAGGTTGATGTTGTAGCCACTTTGGTTGGTGTCGTTCAGAATGTAGTACACCTGAGTCACGGCAGGCAACTGGACCAACAAACTTGTCGTGCGAGAGCCACTGAGCGCGGTGTAGCGCTGAATGATTGGCGTGTTGGTGATCAGGCTCAGTGTGGCACCAACAACAGTGTCCACGTCGTAGGTGGAAGAGGAAAACGTCAGGCTGTTGGGTCTGCCGCGGCCCACGGTAAAGAAGTCCTGTTTGGCGGGGTCTCTGTTTACACAAATAAAGCAAGAGTCACCAAGGGGCAACGTGATTGTGGACTGGCTGTCAATCAACGAACCAACGGCGCTTGTGGCCAGTGTAAGAGAGCCTGTGCCATTGTTGCGTACCAGAATGAACCAACCAACTGACAGATTGGACGCCGCGGGGAGGGTCCAAGTTGTGGCGCCGCCGTTCCACACGTAGCAGGAGCCCCGTGAGGCTTCGTCAAGCGTTGGGTTTGATACGTACTCGTTGGTGACAAAGGACGCCTCCAACTTGCCTAAAAGGGCCGCTGTGCTGTTTCCAGCAAGTGACGCGGCGTCTGCTGTGGACGTGCCTGTTCCGAAGCCTAGAACGGCCCATACGCCGGCCTGCGTGGTGTTGTTGGTGATGTAGGTGTACTGTGACGCACCGGAGGCCACGGTGAAAGAGCCTGTGCCACCAAAGCGCTGAACAGTGAACGAGTTGGCGCCGGTGTTGCGGATCAGAATGTCTTGGCCCACAGAGGCCTGTGTGGCGTCTGGCAGAACCAAAATGGAGCCTGCCGTTGCCTGAACGTCCATGATGCGGGCGGCAACCTGCTCGTCCGCGTTGACGTACTGTGGCCAATACAGTTGCAGTGTGCCAGTTAACGCAACACTGGCGTAACTAACGTCAGTCGGTTGGATAACGTTGCCAGTAAACGGGGAGGTATATGTTGTCATTAAGGTTCCTGTCTGACGGCGTTGCGGTCAATCATACGGCGTTGGTCTTCACCCTTGAGCGCGCTAATTGCGGCATCGTAGTACCCTTTCCAAACGGCTAGTTTGTCCGTGTTCTTCAGGTAGCCTTGGGTTTGTAACAGTGCGCCAAACAACAAGGCCTGCGGGGCCTCGCGTGTCAATAAATTCTCTTGGTTTGTGATGTCCAAAGGCTGAATGCGGCTGTAGTAAATGATCTCAACGCTGTAGTCGTCGTTGGGAATTGGGGCCAAAGCCCAGTGGTCGTAGTCGTAGTCGCCGTAGTACAAAGGCTGTCCTGTGGGGGACTCTGACTGGTACTGTGTGACGTAATCCATGGACCGGTTCATGATGGGCTGTCCGTTGACCTTCATGCTGATTGTTTTGCGCCAGCGTGCGGGTTTTTGGAGAACAGGGTCGTCTATTGTGAGCGTGGTGTTGACCACGTTCAACTGCATAAGGGTTTTGATCTCCGCGGCAATACTTTGCTCGGTGAGCATAATAAGGCGCGGGATCTGTTCCACAAACGACGCGTCATTACGCTCGCAGTATCTTTTGATGTCCTCTACGAGGCTATCATACGTCATCGTTTGTGCGGCCATCTATTTACTCTTTCGCTTCTACTTCGGGCTTGGCTTCCAACGCTTGCTTTAAGAGTTCAAAGAAAGCGTTACGACCCACCTGAAGTTGGTCAACGTTAAATTTTGCTGAATCAAGTTTGCGATCCAAGTCGGCAACATGGTTGAGCAACATCTGCTGTTGCTGTGTCATGTCTTCAAACTTGTACTCTACGCCGTCGATTGTCACAGGGGTCTTTTCGTTTTTTCCCATGATGTTTCCTTTAATGCGCCACCAAGATCGGGTGGTGGCTTCCCGTTAACTTACGCGCTCCAAGGAAGCGGTGTGTTCT